CAAAGCGATATCGGTGTACAACCCCCAAAAGGTGACTATTTTCTAGGGACTTACCCTAATACAGCTAAAAATCAGTCACTTAGGTGTCCTGTCCAATATCGGAGCGATATACACTAATGCTCCATGGACAACACACTCAAACCCTTCCTCACCAGGCTGCGCCCGGAGACTCGCCTGCTGCTCGACAAGGCAGCCGAAGACCAGCGCCGCTCTATCTCATCCCTGATCGACCAGTGCGTGCGTGACCAGCTGCAGCCTCGCTACGGCCAGCTGACGCCTCGCCTGGAGCGCTTCCTGTCGGGGGTGAAGCAATGAACCACACCGAAGCGCAAGCCATCCTAGACATGGCCAAAGACGGCCAGCCGATCCCCGAGGACGTGCTGACCGAGGCGCTGTTCATGACGGGAGATGCTGGCTGCTGGCGCGACATCCCCTGCCCTGACGTTCAAGCCTTCGTTGAAGACATGCGCAAGGCGGGCCTGCTATGAGCGCCGCCATCTACTTCGTGGTGCCTGGTCAACCCGTTGGCAAGGGCAGGCCCAGGGCCAGCACAAGGGGCGGCTTTGTGCGCATGTACACCGATGCAAAGACTGTGACGTATGAAAACGCCATTGCACGCCAGGCTAAGTACGCAATGAATGGCATGGATCTACTGACCACGCCTATCAGCATGCGCATAGTTGCCTTCTACGGCATACCGCCAAGCTGGACTAAGCGAAAGAAGCTGCAGGCGCTTCACGGGGAACTGACACCTGGAAAGCCGGACATCGATAACGTCGCCAAAGCGGTGATGGATTCATGCCATGTGGTCTATGTCGATGACAAACAGATCACTCGCCTGGTGATTGAAAAAGAATATTCGTTTGACCCGCGCATCGAGGTCTACATACACGAAAGATTGAAATGAGTTTTGCAAAACACCAGGTCAGCTTGAAAGGCAGTTCTGTGAACAGCCAGCCGTACAAGCTGTGCCACCGATGTGAAGAGAAGAAGCCCCCAGAGGGCGGCGTGCAGACCAGCCCGCAGCGCTGGTACTGCGCAGTGTGCTGGGTGGACAAGATGAAGGGTAAGCGATGAAGTATTTACAGACTAGGCTGCGCAAGCGGCTGCGGGGCCACGACGGCATGACAACCAAGCAGCTGTCTCAATTGGTGGACTCATGCCCACGGGACATCACCAGGTCGCTCAAGGCCATGCCCGATGCGTACGTTGACCGCTGGACAGGCCCAGAGCGTGGCCAGTGGGCGGCAGTGTGGTGCGTGGTCGAAGTGCCCGAAGACTGTCCCAAGCCAGGATGAAGCGGCCATGGAAACCTCACTACCACAAGCACAAAGGCCCGGTCGAACCCGACAGGACAACGCTGCTCATGGGCGTGGCCAGAGAGCTGCTCACAACCTGGGAGCTGACCAAAGACAAAGCGCTGGTGGACAGGCACTTGGCTGCAGTGGACAAGGTCTACGGCGCCGGCAGCGAGGCATCAGTGCGCCAGTACATGCACAGGATCAAGAGAGATGAACGCTGTGGCTGAACCGATTCTTTTTGAGTTGCCCAAGCGGCCAAGGGTCAAACAGAAAGACCCACCACCCGATCAGCGCAAGGTCTGCGTGCTGCCGATCAGAGCTGTGTTTGACAAGCGCATGAGCCACGGTGCCCTGCAAGCGCTGGCGGCCCTGTGCGCGTACTGCAACCGGGCAGGCATCACATGGGTGAGCCAGACCAGGCTAGCCCAGGAGCTAGGCATTAGCCAGCAAGCGGTGGCCAAGCAGTTCAAGCAGCTTAGAGACCTGGGCTACTTGGAAACCGTACGCAAAGGGTTTAAGGGCGAGCGCACCGACACCCTGCGCGTGATCTTCGATCCATCCATCACAGCGGAGCAAGCCATCACCATGACCAGCAACAAGGAGGACACCAGGCCGCCGGCTATCAGAGAAGAGCAGGCCAAACAGGCTGAACAGATTGACCGAGAGGGTCAAGCAAGGATCGCCAGGCTGATTAGCAAGGCACTCAAGCAACCACTGAAACAGGAGAAAACCATGCCCACATCAGGACAGACCAGAACGGTCAAAAAGATGAAGGAAGACATCGCCAAGACCAAACAGAAGCGGTCATCAGGTACACCAAAACCTGTGGACAACAGTGTGGACAACCATGCTCACATTCACAACCCACAGGTTGTACATGCAGAGGGTCTACATTCACAACCTAATCACAACCTGGAGGTTGTAGATAACACAGGAGAACACATAAGAGTAAACCTATATAAGGTTAATACTTTAAATACATTAAGAGATAACCGGTTAGTTCTGCACAACCAAACGATCAAGCAGTTGCTCGACTTCGGACTGACCGACCAGGACATCGATGACGGCCTGACAACCCTGCTGGCCATCTACGCAGCCGAGGGGATCACCCCGAAAGAGCAGCACCTGGTTGATGGATTGATGCAGATGAAGCGGGATGCTGCATGACCGAAGGCACCGCCAAGGCACCTAGATCGATCCATACGGCGCGATCACAGGCTGGTTGGCACATGGGTAGCATCACCTGCATTCAATCGCTTGTAGGCCGTTTAATCGATTCTGTACAAGCCTCAAACGAACGTATGGATTTTGTACAAGCAGGGGGCATGCTGCGACGTGTGCCCTTGGAAGCAATCGCAAACCATATGCGCAGGCATGACGCTCGCGATACCGGGCGCGTTGACGGGCGCGATAAAAAACGACCCTTCCCCCCTCCCCCTCACCGTAGCGTTACGGGGACTTCCCACAATTTTTCCTCAGAATTTTCTGAACTTTGTACACTCGCCATTTGAAAGGATTGATTTATGGCATACGAACTGAAACCTGGACAAGGCAAAGCCTTTGTGAACAAGACCAAGACCGAGGACTGGCACGCGCCTTACTCTGGTGAGGTGGTTTTGCCTGATGGCTCGCTGCATTACCTGGAGATCACGCCTGGCAAGACGCAGGCTGGAGAGCATTGGTTTAGGGTGAAGATTGGCAAGCCCAAGCAAGCCAAGCCTGCTGTGGCTGCTCCGGTGGCGCAGGTGTCTGAAGACTCTGACATACCGTTCTGATGGCAAGCCGTAAGCAGCCGACACAGATACCCAGTGTTGCTGGCTGGGGTGGCACCAGGTCGATTGAGCGCAGGCTTGAGAGATCGTCCACCTTGGCTGGCAACCGGGAGGCTGTGGCTTATGCGCTCTTGTGCATGGCCAACACGAAGATCAGCGACATCATGACTTGGGATGAGTCTGGGAATGTGACAGTGAAGGCTGCGCACCAGATACCCGAGCATGCGCTGACTGCGATCAAGTCGATCAAGCAGAAGGTTGACCGGGATGGCAACTCGACGCTTGAGATCGAGCTGTATGACAAGGTCGGGGTGCTGCGCATTCTGGCCAAGGCTTCTGGCTTGCTGGACAACCCAGATGAGTCTGACAAGCCATCGGTGATTGGGATCAACATCAAGTCCCCGATCAGTGACATTGTTGACGTGAAGGACTGATATGACCATTGACAAACAACTTGCTCAGAGGGTCATCGATGTGCTGAACCTGGAACTCGACACTGACCTGTCAGACCGGGCCTGGGAAGACATCTGCGACAAAAAGCTGGAGCTGCGGCAAGAGCTGCGTCGGCTGATTGGGGATCGATCTTGCCCGCCATGCCATGGAAACTGTTTTCAAGGGCGTAACTGCCCAGCAAGGAAGTAATGAGCCGCACCAAAGAACAAAGCTCCAAGCAGATGCCCTCAACGGGGCTGAACCTGGACTTCAGCGCCAGCCCAGAGGTCTGGGCCTTTTTGCAAAGCAATGCGTTTGTGCGCGGGATGATGGGGCCGGTGGGGTCGGGTAAGTCCTACGCATGCGCTGCCGAGATCATGATGCGTGCTGTCAAGCAAAAGCCCTCGCCCATTGACGGCATCCGCTACTCGCGGTTTGCCATTGTGCGAAACAGCTACCCCATGCTGAAAACCACCACGATCAAGACCTGGATTGATCTGTTTCCAGAGTCCACGTTTGGGCCTTTACTTTGGACACCGCCAATCACCCACCACATCAAGCTGCCCAGCCGGGGTGATGCAGCCGGCATTGACTGCGAAGTGATCTTCCTGGCCCTTGACCAGCCCAAGGACGTGCGCAAGTTGCTGTCGCTTGAGCTGACGGGTGCCTGGGTGAACGAAGCCAGGGAATTACCGAAGGCCGTGATCGATGGATTGACCCACCGTGTTGGCCGTTACCCAACCAAGCGAGATGGCGGGGCGACCTGGTCAGGCATCTGGATGGATACCAACCCGATGGATGACGACCACTGGTGGTTCAAGCTGGCCGAGAAGGAAAAGCTCACCGGCCAGTTTGCCTGGAAGTTCTTCAAGCAGCCTGGTGGCGTGGTGCCGGTCGATTCTGAAGACCTGCCCGAGATGCCCGAGGCCAACGATCACATCTTTGCTGCCAACAAGTGGTGGCGGGTTAACCCCAAGGCCGAGAATCTGAACAACTTGCCTGCTGGTTACTACCTGCAAATGCTGGGCGGCAAGACGCTGGACTGGATTCGCTGCTATGCCGGGGGCGAATACGTCTATGTCCAGGAAGGCAGACCCGTCTGGCCAGAATACGACGACTCTGTCATGTCTGGCGACACCGACATTGACCCCAATGTGCCCATCCAGGTGGGCCTGGACTTTGGTTTGACCCCTGCCGCCACCATTGGCCAGCGCCTACCTAACGGGCGGTGGGTGATTCACCAGGAAATTGTCACTTTTGACATGGGCCTGGAGCGGTTTGGCACGCAGCTGCTGGCCGAACTCAACGCTCGCTACCCCAACCACCAGGTTCTGATCTGGGGTGACCCCGCCGGTATGGCCAGGGACGCCATCTATGAGGTCACAGCGTTCGATTTTCTGCGAACACTGGGGCTCAAAGCCCAGCCAACAGCGTCCAATGACTTCAAAGTGCGCCGGGAAGCGTCGGCTGCCCCCATGCAGCGCCTGGTCATGGGTAAGCCTGGCCTGATTGTCAACCGCGAGTGCAAGCTGCTGCGCAAAGCGCTGGCCGGTGGCTACCACTTCAAGCGGGTTGCGGTGGGTGCCGGGCATGAGCGCTTCAAAGACGCGCCAAACAAGAACGAACACTCGCACATTGGCGACTCATTTGGCTACTTGATGCTGGGCGGTGGCGAATACAACCGCATGACCCGCACGCACCAGCTGGGTGGCCGCGCTCCTGGCATGGCCACCGCCGTTTTGGACTTCGATATCTTCTCATGACCGACCTGATCGACACCGTCAACGAAAAGCTGGCCTGCACCGGCTGCTATTTTGAGCCGATCACCGATTGGCACATCGAGCGCCTGACCGAATATGTCAGAACGCCCTGGCCAATCGATCCGCTCGACACCATTCACTTCAACATGGAGCGCGGCCCAAGCGGCGCCCTGTACTACAACGGCAAACTGCTTGGCATCATTGGCGTTGCCGTGCTGTGGAAGGGTGTCGGTGAGGTGTGGACGATCATCGATGACAGCGTCAAGCACAAGTTCAAGCGCCAGCTGATTGTCGGGGTGAGAACTGCGCTAGATATCGCACAGATATCTCTGTGTTTGACCCGTGTACAAGTAGCAATAGAATCGGATGCAGATTATGCAGAGAGCTGGCCGCTGGCGCTGGGCTTTACGCTTGAGGGCGTGATGCGCAACTTCGGAATGGACGGCTCAGATTACACACTCTACGGGAGGATCAGACCATGCCAGCACCAATCGTCGCAGCTTTGATCGGAGCGGGTGCCACAGCCTACGCTGTCAACCGTTCTCA